ATTAATCAAAAGAATGGTGTAGTGCAATACTTTGAATAAATCAGCACGGGGAGTTCCTTTCGTATCATATCGATCAATATACTTGGTTACATTACCAGCACAAAATCCTTCACGACGATTGTGTTTGATTTTATCCAGGGTTTGTTCTGTTCCACCACCAGTCCTATCAACATAGTGCTGACTATAAGTGCCAGAGATATACTGCTCAAGTTGTTTCAGGATTTTATCTTCGTTGTATTTCCAGAAACCATTAGCATTTGTGTTTTCGGGCATAGTAATATTATAAGAATTTAATGAAAAAACATCGGGAGAAGAATAAGGATTGCCAGTCAAACTAATTCCATCAGAATCCCAAAAATCTTGGGAATGATCTGACATTCCACCAGGAAGATGGGAACCAGAAAATGAAATAGTATCAGATCCATTACCACCCAAAATAGTAGTATTTGCAGTAGAAATATAATCTGAATAATTGGTTTCTAAGTTTTCAGACATAATTTTTCATAGTAAAGGTTAAAAAAGAGGAGGCACATTTACCTCCCCCAATTATATCAAATATAGGGAGGATAGTCAACTTTTTCAGTCGTCTCTTCAACAGGCATCTTGAAGTCTGCATCCACTTTGTCATAAAGTTCCAAGAACGATTGCTTGGTTTCATCATCAAAGCGATTCACACAAACTTGAATTGCCTTTGCCTTATCGTTGAAGATGCTGTAGGCACGGATAATGTGAACCAAACGGCGGGTGCTGATGATTTCCTCAATACCACCATCGTAGAAGGTCTTGCGGATGATGTCTGCCCAGTCCACCAGACGTTTGCAGAAGTCACGGTCTTCCACACCCAGATCCAGAGCGATGCCTTCCAGGATCTTTTGCTCAGTAGCAGGAGCAGGATAGGATTGCTCAAAGGTCACAGGAAAGCGTTCCAGGAATGCTTCGTTAAGCACGTTGGTGCCGATAAAACGCCCATCATCAGAACCTTTACCTTTGGTGTTGGCGGTGGCAAACACGTTGAAACCAGCAGCAGGTTTTACAAAGCGACCAATCTTTTTCAGGAAGACACCCTTACCTTCCAGAACAGATTGCAAACACAGAATCTTATTGGAAGCAAGGTCAATCTCATCAAGGAGGAGAATTGCACCACGCTCTAAAGCCTCAATCACAGGACCATTATGCCAAACGGTTTCTCCATTTACCAAACGGAAACCACCGATTAGATCATCCTCATCAGTTTCAATTGTAATGTTTACGCGAATCAGTTCACGCTTAAGTTGAGCACATGCTTGCTCAATACTGAGCGTTTTACCATTACCCGAAAGACCCGTAACGAACGTAGGGTAAAAGAGATTGGAAGCAATAATTTTCTTAATATCGTTAAAATTACCAAACTTGACGAAGGTATCATCTTTATCAGGAATAAGGTTTTGTTCGGCAGCGGGAAGAACGGCAGGAGCACTAAAAGAACGTTCAATTTCTTCTACACGTTCTTGAGTCACTTCTAGATTCCAACGACCACGATCAGTTTTAAATTTTTCAAGGCGACTGGTTACTGTGGGGTAAGAAATACCCTTGGAGGCACAATAACCACGAACATCTCCAGAAGAAAACTCTGCACCAAACAGAGATTTAAGATCCGAAATGAGTTGTTCGTCAGTCACAGAAATTTTGCGGGGCATGATTTAGTTAGGTGGTTTGTTTCAACAAAGTAATTATACAAGCAAAAAAGGGGCAGGTAAGTGCCCCATGTGACAGTTTAAAAATTGGTCATCAATCCATAGTAAACTTCTTTTTGGGTAGTGATTTTTTGGCAACAGGCGCAGATTCCACAACAGGTGCAGGTGCTGGTGCAAGTTCTGCAGCAGGTGATGGTGCAGGTTCTGCAGCAGGTGCGGATGTTGGATCTTGAAAGAAATCGGTAAATCTACTCATTAGGTTTGATAGAATTCTGTAAAATTATTTATCAGGCAACAAGTTCCATAAACTCTCCAAGAATCTTTTTGTTCATTTTCTTGGACTTCAAACTCTTCACAAAAGCAGATTTGATTTGTGCCTTAGATGCATCCTCAGCAACATCAAACTCAGTATCTTGAGAAAGAGAAGTTGCAGAAAGACCGAAGTAAGAATGATACCCAGACTTTTTGATTGTAAATGCCTTTTCTTTTTTCCAAGAACCCATTACCTTGTCGTGCTCTGGACCATAAAATCCACAATAACGACGAATAAAGTTGCCAGCATCACGAGATTCAAGAACACGAATGCCGATGAAGTTAATATCAGCAAACTTGTCCCTCAAGTTACGAAGGAAAATATCCGTGATTTGGTGCCATTCACAATCCAGAGAGTAGGTGCTTCCAGTCTTACGGTCACGCAAGAATGTCCCAAATCCAATAGCAGCAGTTCCCAAGAAAGGATTGTCTTCCCAGTGACGCTTCACTTCGCGGTGATACTTAATACCACACGCTTCACCATCAGTTAGAATTACACACTGAATTTTTTGAAGTTTATTTTCTTTCTGAAACTTAGGCAGAATCTGATGAAGAGAAATCAGTGCCTCATTCAGAGGGGTTCCCGAAAGAGAAAGACCCAAAGGAATAGGATATGAAGAATAGCAATTGCGCCCAAAAGAATAAGCAAGACGAAAAATATTCTTCATCTGTTCTTCCAAAGTCTTACCATTTACCTGATTGGTCAGCAGATTCATCATAGAAAACCATTCACCAACTTGAATCAATCCATCTTTCTTTTCATAGGCAAGTTGACGAAGATTTGCTTTACCATCTTCATCATACTTTACAAGAGGATAGTCGGTTGTAAAAGCATAAACTTCGAACGGAATCGCAACCTTCTTACAGAACCACACAAGATTAAAAAGTTGCTTGACAGTATCCAGCATTACATCACACATCGATCCAGACCAGTCCAGAACAAATACCAGACCGTGATTCTTGCCGTTAGCAAGAGTAGTGACCTTTTTGAAGAGGTCTTCGTTGTATTTGTAAGTATGAAGTTTAGAGCAGTCCAGAACGCCAGTGCGGGCAGTTGTAGCACGGGCATAGGAATCTGCTGCTTTACGACACTCAAACTCTTTGACCAGATAGTTCACTTCTTTCTGAGCAGAACGCTTGAACTCTACAAACTGCTTATCCACTTCACCAAAGATGTCTTCATACTTATATTCATAATCTTTCAAATATTCACTCCAAGATTCTTTACAACGAGAATGAATCTCAGCATTTGAAACAATTACTTTTTTCAGATCAAGTTTAGGCAGTTCCAGATAAACATTCTCAGGACCACTATTATTGACAAGTTCTTTAAGTGCCTCTTCCAAAGATTCCATCGTCTTTACTTCAGGTTCTTCATTCTTCCCACCACCCCGTTCTTGAGTAGTTTTACCCATTTCTGGAGTGGTTTCACTAGAGACAGAACCTTCAGAACCATCAGTCTCTGGTTGGTCGTTCTCACCCTCTTGTTGATCAATAAAATCAGAAGCGGGTTGATTGTTAGCACCACTCTGTTGGGACTCAAGATTATCCAAAGAAATATTGGTTTCTTTTTCTTTCCTTTTCTTACAATACTTATAGAGTGCTTCGGCAGCAATCAAAACATCTGCAAAGGTTTCGCTATCGGCAATCAGATTGACAATCTCAGTTTCTTCACCACACTCAATTGGAACTTCGGTGTAGTTACCAATCTTAAAATAAAGATTGGCACGGTCGGCAAGATTATAAGTTTCCAGATTATCATCTTTGATTTGGAAGAAATCGTCATCAGCAAGTTCCTTGTAACCGTTAAAGAAGGTCTTTGCAAGACCAGCATAACGACGCTTCATCAGTTTTTCGATGCGAGCATCTTCTACCACATTCACAAACTGGGGAGGAACCTTTGTATTTGCAGTCCAGTCTTCATCGGGTGTATAAAGGGCATGTCCAACTTCATGCCCCACCAAAAGGTCGTATACGGTGTTGCTTGCTTTTTCCCACATAGGAAGCGTAAGCACACGGGTATGAACGTTAAAGCAGGCAGTTTCTACTTTTTTGTGCTCAACCACAAGGTCTTCGGTGGCAAGCAATTTTGCGAGTTGGGACTTGATTTCGTGGCGGACGGTCATAGGTTTGATTCGTATGGAACCATCATACAAAAAAAGAGGGTGGTGAGACCCTCTTGTGTGCCAGTTTGAAAAGTGGATCAATCCTCTTTTCTTTTAAGAGTTCTATATCCACCTGCTCTAGTTCTATTTGCTCTCAATCCACCAGGTCTTTCATTAGGAACCTCCCCTTGACCACGAGGGCGGCGGCGAGCAGCAATCGTGTTTTTCCATTTTGGATCTTTATGTGGTTCTTCTCCAGCATCCATAGATTTTATAACATTATCAATTGTATGTCCTCTACTAAGATGAGAATCTGCTGCCTGATCGTTACGACCAACTCCAGGTTCTCTTCTTCTTAACATATAGGTTGCACCATGATACCCTCTTTTTCTCTCTGCTTTTTTGCGGGGAGTGCTTCCAGAAGGAAGTTCATCATTTGGTCCATATTTTTTTTCATCAAGAACTTCTTCAACAATACTTTCTTTCCACTCCTCACTCATATTTGCCATAATAGCGATTGCTGCATCATTTGTATCAGCATAACCTTCAGCAATTAAATATTCCATAATATATTTATCATTTAATCCTTTTCTTGCAACGTGTCCAGCAAGTCTAGCAGCTCCAGATGCACCTTTACCAACTTCCCTAGCAACTCCACTAATTTTTCCCGCTGCTTTACTAATTGTTTTTCCAGTTTCACGAGCAGCATTCATAAATTTTTTTCTTCTTTGCACATCAGCAGCAGCTCTTGTTTGAGCAGCTTCAATTCCCCCCTTAACAGCACCAGCAATACGATCTAATACTCCTGGTTTTTTAGGTTGTTTTTTAGCAGCAGCAGAAACTGCAGATTGTCTTTGAAGAGATGCTTTTAAACCCGATGGTTTTGATTCGGATGTTTTATTTTCCAATTCTTGTCTTGCTGCTTTTTGGGCACGAAGTCTTTTTAATGATGCTGCTTTTGGTTTTCCTTGAATTGCTTTTCCTGAAGCAAGTTTAGGTTCAATTTTTGTTCCACCTGCTCTTGCTTCAGTCAAATAATAATTTTCAGAAATATCATAAACAAAATTACCAAATTCTTCCACACCAAGATCTTCAATTAAAATATCAACTCCTTCCTCATTAAGACCCATTTCGTAAAAATATTGAGCAGCAATTTCTACTTCTTCTTTTCTTACAACTCCCTTCATTTTAGGAAGTTTTCTTGTTGGTTTAGAATTTGGAGAGTCTGGATAATCCTTATCCCATTTATCATACGTGTCAGTTAGTCTTGGACCTGTGCCAGTTTCTGCTTCATCAATTTCGTAAACTTGATTATAAGATTCTTGGAGGGCACGAAGTTCTTTAGAGTTCATCTTTACAAATACTTTTTAGATATTTATAAAATAAGAAGCTCCCCGTGAGAGGCGCTTCTTGAGTGCTTGGCGTCGTGCCTTTGCTTGTCGGAGTGCTTGCGGTTTAAGTTTCCGCTTCTGCTCCTTTTTGGAATGGTGTTGCCAGTTTGGAGTGTTCATCGTAGGTTACGGCCCAGTCTATGACCGTGCGAATTTGTTGATTGTAGAACCATACAGATTTTAGCATATCGGCATCCACTCCGTGGGTTTCCATCTGAATTATCAGGGAATTCAGATCTTTGGGAAAGCAAGTGCCACCAAAACCACGATCATTATCAAACCCAGGAACTTGAGTATGAGAATTACCAATACGACTATCAGATGTTACGCCAGAACAAACAGTTTCATAATTCATTCCAACTGCTTCACAAAGATCATACATTTTATTAAAGTATGCTACTTTGCAGGCAAGAAAACTATTTGCAAAATATTTAATTGCTTCACTTTCATCAGAACTAGTTATAACACTTGGAATTTCTGGAAATATAGTTTTAAAGAAATTTACAAATTGCTGACAAAGATTTTTATCTCCACCAACAACATTTCTTTCAGAATTTCTAAAATCTTCAACAGCATTCCTAGCAGTTAAAAACTCTGGATTATGAATAACTTTATGTTTTTTAGAGTATTTTTTAGTTGTTCCGATAGGTACTGTTGATTTAATTACAAAAATACCGTCAACAGATTTTGGAAGATTATTAAAAAAATTATCCAAAATTGAAAGATCACACTCCCCAGTACTTTTCATCGGAGTTGGAAGACATACAAAAATAAATGCCTGTCTCAAAACTTCATCTAAAGTATTAAATGATTTGTTTTTATCAACATCAAAAACTTTACAAGTTACTTTATCTCTTAAATTTTGATATACTGCATTACCAACAAATCCATTTCCAATAATTCCAATCATACACTAATCCTACTAAATCCTTTAATTTTATCAAATTTTATCACATTTTCAAATTTATCGTGCAATTCTGCCTTATGAGAAATCACAAAGATATTAGCATCCTTAATCACATAACGAATAATCTTAAGAAACTCATCAGTTCCAAATCCATCAAGTGAAGAATCAAATACCTCATCCATAATCAGCAGATTAGTATTGACGGAATTTTTGACTCGTGCGACTTCTCTCCAAGTGAAAAGTAGGGCAAGGTCGATTCTCATTTTCTCACCTTCACTAAAAGAACTATAAGAAAAGTCTTCGTGAATGGGTGACTTTACCGTTTCGTTGAACTCTTCATCAAGATGGAAGTTAATATAAAAATCCATCATCTGAAGATAACGATTCACCTGCTGATTTATGAACGGAAGATACTTCTTGATTATCTTCGTTTTAACGCCATCATCCTTGAGTAAGGAATAGGCAAAATCGTAATAAACGATTTCTTCTTTTTTCTTTGAAAGGTCTTCGAATGTTTTTTGGAGATTGGTTTGAAATTCTTCTAACTTCTCATGCTCAGTATTTCTGTTTGCAAGGTTTTGGGTAATAGTTTGAATTTCAGATTCAAGGTCTCGTATTTGTCTCTGGTTGAGGGAAATCCGAGTATTGTTTTGAGAAATCTCATGGTTGAGTTTCGTAATCTCCTTAGATAGAACTGTGAATTGACGCTCTCGCTCCTGTTCTAACTTGATAGTCTCCTCAAGTTCTTGAAAACCTTTCTGGAGTTCTTTTGCCTTATTTTGAACGTCTACTATTCTATTTAACCGAAACTCTTCTTCGATTGTCTGTGTGCAGGTAGGGCAGACCGTATTTTCTGTGAAAAATTTATGATCTTTAGTAATAACAGATACTTTCTGTGAGATTTTACCCTTAAGATTGTTCAGTTTTACTAACTTATCTCCAGCACCAAAAACCTCTTCCTGATTTTTTTGATGACCCTTAAGACTATATCCTATAGCATCATTATCTGCCTCATAATTGTCAATTTCGGTATTTAACTTAGCAATTTTTTCTTTATTGACATTTATATTAGCATTACCACGATTCTCAAGTTCCTCAATAAAACTCTGCTGCATCTTAATCTTATCTTTAATATTTTCTTTTTTAAGATCAAGAGATTTAATTTGATCTTTTTTCTCACGAATATTATCTTTAATTAGATTATTCATTGCAGAGAATATACGAATATCCAATAAATCCTCAATAACTTCACGGCGATTTGCAGTTGTTAATTGCATAAAAGGTACAAAATTACTAGAACCCAAAATTACAATTTGTGTAAAAGATTTATAATTTACCTTAAGAATATTTTCCTCAAGAATACGTTGATTTGCTCTATCATCCGCTTCTTTATGCAAAGAAACTCCATTTACTTCAATATCAAAAATACTTGGTTTAATACCACGTCGAACAAGATAATCTCTACTATTCACAGAGAATTCAATCTCCACAAGACAATCTTTTTCGTTAGTTGTATTAACCAATTGCGGTTTATTAATCCGCCTAAACGGTTTGTTGAAAAGAACAAACGTAAGTGCATCCAGAATTGTGGATTTACCTGCACCATTTGTTCCAATAATTAAATTTGTATTGTGTTTTTCAAAATCAACTTCTGTCCACTGATTCCCAGTAGAAAGAAAATTTTTCCATTTAATCTTATGAAATAGTAACATTCTTAGGGGGAATAACGATATCGTCGGGTGTGATCACAGCATAACGGTAATTATACATCTTACAGGTTTTAATTGCAAGCTCATCATCAACTTCTACAACGTCCATTTCAGTTTCTTCTTGATCCTCCAACATCAAAGCATACCGAGTTGCATCATCTTCTTCTTCAAAAAGAAATAAAACTTTATGCCCATACTGATCCTGAACAGCATAAGCACCTTCCTCTTTTTTATCTTTGAGAGTGAGAAGAAACATTTTACTCTACTTCGCAAGCTTGTTTATATAAATCTTGAAAAATTCCTTTAATAATATTTTTATCAAATTTAAATTCAGATTCATCAATATAACGATTTAAAATTGAAATTGTACTTTCTTCTTCATCAATTATAAAATTTTCATTCTCAATAATATCAAAATTTTCTACAATTTTTAATTCTTGAATTTTAGCAGAATAAAGTTTATCAATAAACTTTTCAAAATCTTTTGGTTTAGATTTTTTACGAACAATTACTTTTACAATTTTATTTTCATACTCCGTAGCATCAAATAATTGATAGGGAGTATCCTCATAATAAATGTTATAAAATAATTTATAAGGATTGTTAATTGGAGTATGCTCTAAAGTTTCAGTATCAAAAATATGAAAACCACGAGTGTCATTCACATCTGTCCAGTACATTTCATAAGGATTACCAAGATAGAAAATGTATCCATTATCAGAACGAGTGTGGTAATGACCAGAAAATACCTTCTTGAAGTTTGAAAAAATATTTGAATCCAACCCATGTTCCTCCATAACAAGATTTTTATTTACACGAAAACCCTGAAGTTCTAAATGCCCCATAGCAACCTTTGCCTTAGACTTTTGAATTATATCCATAGTTTCATCATGATTCTCACTACAGATCCAAGGAATAAAAGTCATATCAATTCCACCAACCTTTGTATTTGTTGGAGAACTATAAGTTTTAATATTTGAATAGGTCTTGAGAAGTAAATCTGGAGAATTTACATGATTGGTATTCTTATAATAGCAATCATGATTCCCGATAATCATATGAACCTCATAATTTTTAAGAGGTTCAAATACAACGCGCTTTGCCCATTCCAAACTTTGATAATCAATTGACTTACGACTATCAAAAGCATCACCCATATGAATGACTGCTTCTACACCGTGCTCTTTCAATGCGGGGAAGAATACATTTTTATAGAAGAGTTCAAAGTGGTCATGAAGATACTTGGAACCTTTGCGGGCACCATAATGAGTATCTGTAATAATGGCGACTTTCATCGGTTGTTATTTCGGTACTGGATTGCGTCCTTCATACTATTATACTCCGAATTGCCGTTAGAAAGCAACCCCTCATCAATAGTCATAACCTCATCAAAACCAGTCCGTTCAATAATTTTAGTTTTAATTTCAAGTTGTCTTTTTTCTTTTTGAATTCTTCTCAGAAAGGCGTAATGAATAATCTGAGTAAAATATGCAAAAGGATTTTGTGATTTTTCTGGATTAAAATTATGGATGTATTGGACGCAATTTTCAATTCCATCAGAAATCATATCATCCCGAAACATGTAATTTACAAAATTCGGTTTATATGAAAGATGGGTTGCGATTTTAAGAAAACACTCTCCAAGATAATTTGATATTTGTGGTTTTGGTGATCCGTTCTCTTTTGATTTGAGATACTTTGCCCTATAAAGAATAAGTGCTTCTAACAATTCTTTATTATTAACATAATGCTCTGATTTCTTTTTTGCCATAACATTGTTCTATTGATAAAAAAATATTATGTACATTATAGCACTAATATTAAGGACTTGACAATATAACAAAATATAAGTAGAATACCTTTGTTGGGTTTGAAGATGAGATTTAGCTTTCTTTATGATCTTTAAAGATATCTTCTAGGTTTTTACGAGCTTCATCAACAGATGATAGATATCCCATTTTATCGGATAATTTAACTTTACCACTTATATTTTCTGAGATTAAATCTACATCATTATTTTCAATAAAATTATTGTAACAATTTATTATTAATTCATCATTAACTTCGGTCATAGTAATAATTTTATCAAGTTTAATAATAAAAAAATCATCAGATGGTATTTCCATCCATGGTTTTATTTTTACTAAATGACCAGAATTTCTCATAATAATTTTAATTATTACTGGATTTTGTAGAATGATGATAGGATCACCATCATTCTCATCAATAGATATTAGTGAAAATATTTCCTCACCACTAATTAATTTAATGCTGCTGTAAAACTCCTCTCCCATCATTCTTTTATAGGTATGTTTACAATATCGTAATTAAAGTTTTCTTCATTATAAATTTTAATTCTTTCTATCAAATGATTAAGTGTATAATTTTTTCTGGATTTATAACTGATATCATCAGCAATATCATATAAAGTTGCTTTTACTTTATTTTCACTTTTTCTGAGAACTCTTCCGATAGATTGGAGATTTCTAATTCTTGATTTCGATGGTGAAGCAAACACAACGTTATGTAAGTTACGAATATTAATACCGGTAGAAAAAGTGCCATAAGATGCCACAATAATTGCATTTGATTCTTTTTCAGTTATTTCTCTAACTTTCTCTCTTTCCTCAGTTTCCACTCCACCATGAATAAAGAAAACATGGCGATCATCAACCTTGCTACTATTTATTAGATCATATAGAGGTTGTCCATGACCCTCTACTCTTGAAAATAAGACAAGAGTATTACCTTTTAAATCTAATGTAAGATTTTTAATGAAGTTGTTTCGCTTTGAGTGATTAATAATATATTGAACTTCATCTTCAAAAACATCAAATCGATTCGGTGGGTGTTTCAATAGAAGTATTTTA